TTCGGCCCCACCGCCTCGAGCCCGGTTTGTTTCATCGCGCGCTCGATCTTCGCCAGCGAGATCAGGCTTTCAACCGACTGCCTGCGGAACGCAAGTTCAGCGGTCGCCGGGTACTCCTGATCAAACAGATTCGTGTCACCCCTGAAATCCGTCTTGATCTTTCTCTCGCGCCAATATGCCTGATTCCGAGTAATGCCGTACAACTCCAGATATTCCACGCCGCCAGCATCAGGTGCCCATCCATCCGGCGCAGTTTCCGTATACTCCAACTGCCAGAACCACGGGATGAACACCGGGATGTAGTCCGACTCCCCGCGTATCGCGTCCCCCCACATGCCGTGAAACACGTTGCCCACCCCGTTGCCGGTAGACTCCAGCGCAATCTCAGTGCCCGGCTCGTTCGGGATTGTCTGCCCGATACCTGCCATGTGATCGACCGCATTCGCCCAGAACGCGACCTCTGAGCCATGAAAATACTGCCCCGTGCCAGATCGCCCGGTGTCCTTGCTGCCCGCCGTCGCCACAGAGAACTCGCTGTCCAGTTTATCGAACGTCAGCGCCTTCGCGGAATGGTTGCGCGTCGTCGGCCTCAACGCCTCAGGACAGTTGTCGTGAAACCTGCCGGTCATCGCGAACAGGTTATCCGTCGCAGCCTGCTCGTGCGTGAGGATGTAGGCGCGCTTGCCACGGTTCATGCTGGTGCGCCAGTAGAACCGGCCCTCCCAGTAGGTGCTCATGCCCTGCTGCCGGCCCTTCAAATTCAGCACTCTCACCTTGCCGGTTGCTCGGCGCTGCTCCTCCACCTTCTCGTGCAGGTAGCGCTGCGCCCGATTGGGAATGAACGGCACAATCTCGCCCGCCTTGGTCTTGATCTTCAGGCACCGCGGCGCGTAATACTCGAAGTCCGAGGCGAGCAACACCGCCTTCGCCCGCTTCGACTCAACGGTGTCCGTCATTGCAGTATCGTGGCCGCCGGCTCCTGCGGCTTCGACTCGATCCTCTTGTAGTCTTCCTTCGGCAAGTCAAGCGCGTCTAGAAATTCGTCCAGCGTCTGCTTGCGGTCAACCTCGATCCTGGTGACGAACATGCCGATTTCGCGACCCATCAGCTCCACGGCTCGGTTAGCCGCCGCAATGTCGTTTTTCTTGCGCGCGAGATCGCGATTGATCATGAGGTCTAGCAGCACGCTCTTCTTATCGATTGCCAATTCTTTTGCCGCATCCCGCACCGCGATGTTCACCACGTCAGAGCGCGCCTGGATCAACTCAGCGATGTGCGCCTTGATTTTTGGATTGCGCTCCTTCATGTTTCCGAGCTTGCCGTTCATGTAGGCACTGCCTTGATCTCGAAACGCGATCGCATACGACTCGCCCTGCGTCTTTCCTTGCGAGCGCTCTACGCAGTAGCGAATCTGTTTCGAGTTGAGTTTTCGAGGACCGGGCTTTGGTCCGCGTTTTTTCTGCGCCTCCAACGACTTGCACGTCATCCCGGCGGGATCGCGCTTGTCGTACGGAGACATGCTGCTCATCATCACGACCCCATGAACGCGACCGCGTTGCCCGTGCCGGTCGAAGTCAGAATGCCGCGTCCATAGGCATACTTGGCCGTGATTGAGAACGCCGCAGCGTTGATGCTCGATGACGTGCTCGCGTGCGTGGAGAGCGCCGTTGCGCTGCCCTGCGGCACCCATGCCACGTTGTCGTTGGAGGTCTGCCAGACGCACGTAGCACCCACAATCGACGTGCCGGTCGTCACCGCATCGAGCTGGATTGAGTAGTCGTCGCGAGGTAGCGGCACAGCGTTGGAGGTGTTCGTGCCGGTCGCTGTGGGCACTGTCGTTGACGTGCCTGACGTGCCGAACGTGAGGGCTTGTTGTTTGACGAGTCCGAGATTTGACATGCTAACTCCTGGGTTCGAGTCCGTGAGTCCTACGCGCGATCACCGCATTGGCCGATCTGACGGCCCGCGCATCGTTGCCCGTGCGAGCCAGCACGCTGTTGGCGACTTTAGACCATTGGCGCCGGGCAGCAGCGGACTTCGCCTTCTTCGTGTTGCGGGTTGAATCCGATGGTTGCCAGGGCATAGCGCGTCTCCGATGGGCAAAAAAATACCCGCGTTGCGCGGGTTAGGGGCGAGCTTCTCCCCAAGCGGAAAATACGCCTAATCGCAGGCAGATGTCAATACATCACGAAAACTCCGCCGCCCTGAGCCTCTCGCCGATCGTGGCCACAGCGCGACCGTAGGGAATCTCGACAGGCACAGCGAACCTGAACACGCAGCCGAGCTGACGATGGAAAAACGCGGCAGACTCGACCGCTGACATGTCGTCCAGAACGGCATCGATCACGCCAACTGCGCGCAGATCGATCTCGTGCTGCCAGTCTTCGGTGATCGAGCGATTCTCGCCATATCCAGAGCAGATTACGAGCGATTGATTCGGAAGCCCTAATTGCAAATCTGACGAAAGCATTTTGAGCCGCCAAACATCGATCCACCGGTCAACCCATCTGAAATTCTGATCTTTCATGGCTAAATCATATCACCTTTTCGCATTCGTCCGGCTGCGAATTTTGGGGCGTTGC